CGGCTACGGCTCCGGCGACGGCTCCGGCGACGGCTACGGCTCCGGCTCCGGCTCCGGCTCCGGCTACGGCGACGGCGACGGCTCCGGCTCCGGCTACGGCGACGGCTCCGGCGACGGCTCCGGCTCCGGCTCCGGCAAGTCCTAACCGCCCGACCCTCTCACATTTCACAAGGATACCACCCGATGCCCGACACCCCGACCGACACCGAACCGCGCGGACGCACGACGCTGCGCCTACCCCCCGCCCTCCTCGTGCGCTTGACCGAGCTCGCCCGGGCCAACCGGCGCTCGGTCAACAGCCAAATCGTTTGGATGCTCGAAGCGGCGTCCGAGATCGGCCAGGTCGGTCTCGACCCCGCCGACTGGGATTTTACCGCGGTGGTTACCGGCAGCCCGCCTAAGCGAGTAAGCAAATGATCCGTGACCCCGATCACCTGTTCATCGTCGGCGTCATTCTTGGCGTCGTGCTCGGTCTGTCCCTCGCCATGATCGGCGTGACCGTCCTGTACATCGGCGGGTGAGCCATGATTTGGGCCGCCCTCACGCCCGACGAGAAAGACGCCGCCGTGCGCCAATTGCTCGAAGTCGACAAACTCAGCTTCGGGCAGGCCGCCGATCGCCTCGGCGTTTCACGCAACAGCGTCCTGAGCGTCGCCCGCCGCCGCGGTATCGCGCCGGCCAACCCGCCCGGCGGCACGCTGGCCCAACTGGCCGCCGCGCGGCCGGAGAGCCGCAAGGGCACCAAGCACCAGGCGCTCGCCGTCGCCCAGCGTCAGGAGCCGCGACAGGATCCACCGCCACCGGTCGACGACATTTGGCGCCCGCTGCCCGGCACCGTGCCGATCCTGCTCGAATACCACCGGGAAGGCCAGTGCCGGTGGGTCGTCGGGCCTATGCTCTACTGCGGTCAGCCGGTGGGACAGCCCGGCGCGCACTATTGCGATCCGCACCATGCCGCCGGCACCCGACTACCTGAAAGGAAAGAACCATGATCAAAACCACCCTCGCCCTCCTCGCCGTCATCGCCCTGACGGTTCCGACACAAGCCCAGACGAGCATCGCCTGCGGCGCCGCTCCGCCGGCCTGGGCGATGCACGAGCCGTCCGTGCCCTACCGCGTCATCCGCATGCCGCAGGAAACCATGAGCCACGCCTGCCACAAGCTCGCCAGCGGCCTTGTCGCCCCGCTGCTGGGGTGCGCCTACCTGCATGACAACACGCCCGCCCACAGCGCGCTGATCATCCTCAGCGACGATCTGAACGACGCCGATACGGCGTGCGTACGCCAATATGAGGTCGCGCACCTGCCGCCCAACAACTGGAGCGATCCGGCCATGGAAGCCGGCGCGCCAGATGACCCAAAGCTCGTCGGCGACCACCCCGCGCCGTGGACCAACATGCGCCACAGCCCCGACGGCGCGACCGTCGTCACCGACCAGAGCGGTGGGGCGATCACCTACCGCTTGCAGAACTAGATGCTGCATTTAGATGACCACCCAGAACCGTATTCGCCTCACGCCCATCCGCCTCAAGGGCGCGGCGCCCGAGCTCACCGCCGTGCAGTTCACCTTCTCGGGCGATCTGATCGAGGCGCTATTCGCCTTCCACGATAAGTTGTTCAGGGCATACGGCTTCAGCCCCGAGCCCTGGCATCGCCGCTGGCGCTACCACCGGCTCGAGTACGGTCGTTTGCACGACATGGGCCTGTCCTCGATCCTGGTGCGCATCGAAGCGCCCAGCTTCGATCCCCACGGTGCGCACTTCCGCCCCTATGGGAAGCAGTACCTGTCGAGCATCAGCGCCCGCAAACTGCGCCTCCGCCCGGATCTGCCGATACAGAACCTCGCCTTTATCCTCGACGAGGCGCTGCGCGGGCTGCTCATCACTTTCCGGGACGAAGACATGCAACCGGCGGAAGAGATTGAATTGCGGAAAGGTCAGAAGGCTATACCCGTCGACGATAACAACATGGCCGTGCATCGCTACGAAAACAGGAGGTAGCCATATTGACCCCGCTTCCAAGGAAGGTCAAGAACGGCCGGCCGCGCAAGCTCCTCCCCGGCAACGCCGATCCGATCCTCCGGCACGCCCTGGCGGTGATCGACAACAGCGGGGCGACCTACGCCGCGGTGTGCCGGCGCGCTGGCGTGGCCGAGAATGTCATCGCCACCATGAAGCATCAACGCACGACGAGCATCGTTACCGTCGACCATCTGCTGCGCGCCTGTGGCAGGAAATTGATCATCGTCCCGCTCGATGAGACCGACGAATGAACAAGGAAAAGGCCCCGGTGATCACTCACCGGGGCCTTTTCGCCTGAAAGGAAAAACCGCGCCCTTGGGGAGCCCAGTTCGGTAAGCCGGTAACCAGCCGACCACCTGGAGCTGTCCTTAGCCGATAGGTGCCCCGCCGTCAAGCCCGCCCGGCGGCTATGCGGTAGAGGGAGGGGCGGAGGTTACCCGCTTCGATGGCTTCAATCATCGCCTCTTGCGCCGCCCGTAGCCTCTCCACCGTTGCCTCCGCCGCGTCGGCTCGGGCTTCGGCGGTTTCAGCGCGGGCGCGAAGTCGTCCGATGACGGCCCAAAATTCATCCGCATTGTCGCAGTTTAACTTCCGAACCGTCGCGTGGAGTTCGTTTCGATCTGCAAGCGCCTCGTCCCTCGAGGCGCTGAACTCGATCCGTGCCGTGGTTTTGGTCGCGCTCACGGTGTCGTCTCCTGCCCGGTTTTAGTTGGGTTGCGGCGCCCGGGTCCGCCGGCGCGGCGCATTGGCGGCGACCGCCGCGGCGGGAACCGTCAACTGGCGCCGACGTTCGACCACCAGCGTGCGGAGGTCGGTCTTGTCCTGGTCGTCGCCGAGGTCCTTGATGAACGCCACGGCGTCGGGGTTCTTGATCGCCAGCGCGTCGAGCTGGGCGATCGTCGTAGCCCCGGCGCAGAAAGCCCGGATCTCGGCGAGCAGCGCGTCGATGACATCGCCAGTGTCGTCGCCCAAGGAATAAACGTCGACAAAGATCGGCAGGCCGTCCGGCTCGCGGCGGGCGATGACGTCGACTGCGGGCCGGTCGTCGGCGACGTACTCGCCGCCGTCGTCGGGCAAAGTCACATCGGCGTCTTGCATTTCGACGCGATGCGCATCACCGCCGTTCATCTGTCCGGGCGCCGGAGCAGGCGCCGCGGCAAACATCGCCGGCGGGAAGCGCCCGAATACCACGGCGAACAGCGACTGTTCGATCTGCACCCGGGCGACGAGCGTCACCGGCCCGGCACCGGGCGGCAGGCGCAGCGTCACGGTGTCGAACAGCTCGAGCCGGTCGACCGACTGGCCGATGTGCACCTCGGTATCGACGAGCACTGAATTGTCGGCGGTCGGGGTCACCGACTTCTGCACCAGGCGGTACTTCCATTCGCTATCGCGGAAGTGCTGCGCCAGGCCCTCATAGGGCACCGAGGTGCTGTCGGCGAGGAACTGCGCGAAAGTGCTGGCCCAGCTGGGCGTCTTGATCGGGGGCATGCTAGAGGTCCTTTTTCAGAGGTTCCAGGGGTCTGGAACCGGAGGGGGATAGAGATCGGGCCGCAGGTCTTCCTTCGGCACGCCGAGGATCGCCGACAGCGCCAGCACCCGTTCGGCCGGTACGCGCTTCCATGCGCTGACGGCGGCGGGCGAGATACCGAGCTCTTCGGCGATCATGCTCATGTTGAGGTGGCGTCGGGCAGCTTGCCACCAAGCTTCTGAGGTGTTCATGCCGCTCTAGGTAGCACAGAACGGGCGCTATTTCAAGTGGTGGTTGAAATAGGCTTGACAGATCGGATTGGCTTCGGCTATAAGGAGACCGTGCGTAGACGAAGGGGGACCTTCCCGGGGCGACCACGAACGTCCTACTGAGCAGAGACCGATGATGCCGCCCTCTTCACCGCCCCAAGCGGTTCGTGATCCGGCCAAATCATTGGGTTTCGTGGTGCTGAGAGTGCCGGGGCGTCACCCCCGAGATACCCTCCGCGCTGGCCCCGACGCGTAATTCGGGGCAACAAATTCGCCGCGCCAGCCGCGCGGCAACGAGTTGTCCCGTAGCTCAGCGGATCAGAGCACCGGTTTGCGGAACCGGGGGCCAGGACGATCTGCGCAAGGGCGGCGCGCTCGGCGTGCATTTGCGCGTCTTGTCGCGTGGCGCCTGGGCGTCGTATCGTATCGACCGCTGGGACTGAGGTCTCGGCACTGAGGGCGGCAGACGGTTCCAACGACGCCGATCTGCCGCCCCGAAACTCAAAAAATTGCCTGCAATTTTGGAGCGTATTTTGACAAACCCCTCGCGCCAGGTTCGCCGCTACCACGCCCGCCTTGCGGCCCAGAAAGCTGAAAGTGCAAAGCTGGCCGAAAGCCGGAATTTGCCGCCGCCGCACGTGTAGTACGACCCGCTGCCGTTGGCCAGGCTGATGCGCTCGAAATACATGCCCCACCACGGAAAGAAGGAAGCGCAATGACCCATTGGAACTGCCGCGTCATCAAGTACGCCGAGGAAGATGGCGAATACGGCACTCATGAAGTGTTCTACGATGACGCCGGTGCGATCGTCGGCTGGACCGAAGCGCCGTCGCTGGCCTTGATGGCGCCGCAGCCCGAACTGATTCGCGAGCAGGTGCTCGCCATGATCGACGACGCATTGCGCCAGCCGGTGCTGTTCGAGAACGAGCTGCCGCGCGTTCGCATGGCCGCCGGTGCCACACAACAGTTGGTTGACGCCGAGTTGCTCTCGAGCAAACCGCAGACCGGCGCCGACTATCGCACGCACGTCCCGCCCACCCTCGCCATCGAGCACGGGCGCCTGGTGGTCAAGGTGGTGCACGAGAACACCTCAATCACCGCCGAGATCGGCGACGGGGCGTGGTTCTTCGGGCGCCTGGTCGAACTGCTGGTCAACCCGGCATTGCGTACGGCCGCCGCGGTGCGCGACATCGTGTCGAAGAATGACTGATACCGAGCGCCTTGCCGACCTCATTGCCAAGGCCAAAGCGCTGGTCGACGCCGTGTCACTCGACGACACAGGCCGGCTGGTTGCCGGGCGCTGGGTTGGGGGCAATGGCGGGCTGTTGAGCCGATCGACACTGCAGGCCGCCGACGCCCTGCGCGCTGAACTCGAGCTTTGGAAGTGAACCTCTAGCCACTCAACGTGTTATAGAGGTGGCGCGCTTTCCGCGCGGAGGCTCAAGGCCATGACTATGCTCACTGCGCTTGTCGTCATTCTGGTTCTGCTCGCGGTCATCGCCATCTGCTATTTCCTGTTCAAGTGGGCCATCGATTCGATGGGCCTGGGCGAGCCGTTCACCAAGATCGCCAACATCCTGCTGGTTCTAGCGGTGCTGGTCGCCGTCCTGCTGGTGGTGCTACCGAAGATCCTTACGCTGGCGGGCGCTGCGTAGCGCCTCGATGCGCGCTGTCGCCACCGGCACGTCGATCACTTCCCGGCGCAGTAACTGCGTCAGGGCGAGGAAGCGCGGCATGGCACCACGCGCCCGGGCGAGCAGCGCCTTGTTCTGGTTGTTCATCACAAGCTCCTGATCGCGGCTATGATCTTCTGCTGGTCGGCGTTCTTTTGCACCAGCACATCGGACACCTTCTGGTCGATGGTACCGCGCGCGAGGATGTGGTGGGCGTAACAGTTCTGAGCTTGGCCGCGCCGGTCGATGCGCTCATTGGACTGCTTGAAGGCGTCCAATGACCATGGCAGGGCCAGCCAGGCGATGTGGTGCCCACCGTACTGCAGATTTAGGCCGTGACTTGCTGAGTTATGCACGATGAACGCTTCGCCCGAGGCGTTGCGCACTACGAACCGGTGGCGGGGCCCGCAGTCGACGAGGTCGTAGACTTTTTGCGGAATTTGTACCCTTTCCGGCTGACTCGCCATCTCGGATAGGTCGATTTCAGGTACGCCTCCATTGCCGCGTCCCCTGTTCCGTACCGATTGAGATAGTATCGGATCCCGCCTTTCGTCACGTCCGCGACGCGACAAAACTCGGAGAAGTGCATCTGCTGACCTTGGTACTCCACGATCCGATTGTTTCGCTTGTTGGCCTGCTGCTCCATGTTCGTGGCCCAGCGGCAATTTGCTTTGCAGTACGGACCGTTCACGTCGTTGCGCTCGATCGTTAAATCGTCCGCGTAGCCATCTTTCATATCGGCCCAGAAGTTTTTGAATTTCAGCCAGCGCGGGTCCACAGCTATTCCGCGACCGCCGTAATGTTCGAAACTTTTGGTTTTCGGTTCTGTTATGCGAGCCACCATCCCCCGCCACGTATGGTATGGGCGTGTGTTGGTCATATAGTGACATTCGTCTTTCCAACACTCCCGGCAATAGACGGCTTTCTCGTTGTTGCTTTTCTGCACGTTCTGCAGGAGCATTTTCTTTGTCCGGCTGCAGCGTAAACAGCGCGCTAAGACGAGGATCATTTCCCGTGTAGGCGTAACGTGCTTCTCGGCGAGAATTTCTAGTATCTCGAACATCTTCAGCCTTTACCCACTCATCGTTTATGAGAATAAGGTGGTCGGGCGTCATCGTAATTCCGAAGCGCTCGATGACCGGGCTGATGCCGGACAGTTGGCAGCCGCGATGCGAGACAAACCCGACTCCGTCGAACACGCGCTCGTCGGCGCGAACATCGATGAGTTTCTTCCATCCTACCTGTTCAGTCAAGACTAAAGTATTAGGGTGAAGGCAATTTGGGTGGATCGCCAGCACCGGCAGCTCGCGCTTGTTCCATTTGGCAATGTGATCGCTGGCCACGGCTGACGACACGCCCTGTCCGAGGTAAGGCAGGTTCTTCCAGATCTTGCGCAGATTATCGAGGTCCTGGTCGAAGGCGTAGGCGATGAGCAGCGGTTCGCGGCCCATGGAATCGATCAGCTCGGCGATCGCCTGGGTCTTCTCGTCGTGCAGGATATGCACGGTGCGCCGGCCCTTGTCGTCGACCTCGTAGAGATAGCCCTGGGTGATCTGCCGCAGCTTGGTCGATGCCGCGGCTTCGCTCATCGCGACGATCGGATCGCCGTCGGAAACACCAAGCGCCGCAAGCTCGACCGCCATGGTCTTTTCCATCTCGTCGTAAGCGGCGCGCGCCACCGGTGGCAGGTCGACCATGATCTGGCGATGCGTGATGTTTTTCTGGTAGGCCAGCTGCTCGGCCGGCACCCTGAAGGCCACACTGTTGAGGTCAGCCATCAGTAGGTCGAAGGCGCCCAGCTGCAGCCGCCAGGTGAAGCCCATGTAATCGGCCGGCGTGAAGAATTTTTGTCGCCACTGGTAGAAGCTCGAGCCCCACAGGCGCTTGCCCGCGATCAGCTGCACCTGGCCGAACAGATCCTCGGCGCCCTCCGGCGCCGGCGTGGCGTTGAAGCCCCAGCGGATCTTCGCCTTGGGCATGTGCTTTTTCAGCGCCTTGTAACGTGGCGATTTCGGATTGCGCCCGACGCGCCCGGTCTCGTCGACGATCCACAGGTCGAACGGCGATTCGCCTGGGGCGTAGAGGTCGGTCAGCCATTCGATGTTCTCGAAGCTGGTGACATGCCATGCCTCGGGCGGCTCGGTGCGCTTGATCTCGCGATTGACGCGGCGCTCCTCGGCAACGATCTCGGCGAGCTTGCCTTCCATTGTCCGGCGCTCGCGCACGTCCTCGACCTTTGGCAGACGCTGCTCGATCCATAGGCGGCGGCCGTAGAGTTGCCGGCTGTCGCGCCACAGCGATGGGGCCCAGCTGGCCGGCTCGCCACCCCACTTGACCATCGGGGTGTCGTTGAGGTGCTCCCATTCGGCGGGCTCATTCGGCCATGTTGCCTGGGCTACCCGCAGCGGCGCGAATACCAGCGGGCGCTTGATCACCCCCGCTGCGCGCAGTTCCTCGCCAGCGGTGAGGCCGGCCACGGTCTTGCCGAAGCCGGTCTCGAGTAGCGCGAGGCATTCATCGCGCTCGTAAAGAGCGTCGATGGCCTTCTGCTGCAGGTTGTCGAGGGCGCTGTAGGGTCGACCGGTCAGCGCCATTTTTTCACGTACCTGTCGAAGGCGGCTACGTGCTCCGCAGGTACCCATATTTTACGGTACATTCCGCGCTGGTCGCGATGTTCATACGCTGTTACATAGGACGGGGTTGGCACATCTTCGCAGCATTTACGCAAAGCAATTAGAAGTTGCGCTAGCGTAGTTTTCCCGAGATTTGGATACCGTAGCATACGTTCTGGGCCAATCGTATTTATAGCGTGAGCAATATCGGATATGCGGCAACGGTTAGCGCTTCTATTTTCTAGGACAGGTATTAAACCATTGTGCCATAACGCTCTACTGATACGTCCTGCAGCACCAGGCGCGAGGTTTAGGTTGTCTATTATGTCGGCGTCGGCCCCACCAAGGTACCGGATCATTTCCAATCCTCCAGGATCGCGTCGAACTCGGCGTCGGTGTCCACGTTGTACGTGTGGAAACCAAGAAAGCCGAGTATCAGGCCCCATTTCACCTGCTGTCGGCTGGTGACGCCGACTTTTGCACGCTTGAACTCGACGAAGAACACCCGTCCATCGCCGCTGATGTGCTTGCCTTTGGGCGGCAAAAGTACCATCCGATCAGGAAAGCCCCGCACGCCCTCGAGCTTGAGCTTCAACGCCTTGCCGCCGATCGCCTCGACCTTGGCGACGCACCGGTTCTCCAATTCTCGCTCAAGTTCGATCTTGACCATGGGCTATCCTCCTGCGACGGAGTGCACGTCGAACCTGAAACGCTCATGGCGAAGGGTCCATTTCATGACCAGCCGCTCAAGTGAACTTCGGCGCGAACAACGTCGCCGAAGCATCGCCGTCGTAATAGCCGGAGATGTGCCCGAGCACCGGGGCGCGCAGTTCGGCGCCCTCGCGCAGGGTGATCGAGCCGTTGACGCGCACCAGCTTCGGGGCGCCGAGGACGGCGTGCTGTTGCAGCGCGATGCCGCCGCAGGTCTCCAGCTCCTCGAGGTCGTGCACGGCGTCGCGCTGCACGATGATGCCGCCGCCAATCGTGCCGAGCGAGCGCAGGTCGTGGTTGGCGTCGGCGCCGAGCGTCAGATCACCGGTGATCTCGGTCAAGTGCTCGGCCATGATATTGCTCTCGGGCTGCAAATTCACCCAGCCCTCGACGCGCCCGAGATGCGGGGCGGCAAAGCCGGCCGCCGGGCTGACGGTCAGCCACCCCCGGATCTTGGTCAGCCCCGGGGCGCGCAGTTCAGCGCCCGGCCCGATGATCAGGTGCCCGTAGAACTCGGTCACCGCCGGGAAGCTCAGGGCGTTCTCGCGGGTGACGGTCATATTGCCGGTGTGCTTCATTCAGCCCACCTTTTGTCGCGTTGGTTGTGATCGGCGGGTAAAAACGACTCGATCGCTTCTTGAAGTTGAAGCGATGTGTCGAAATCATTTCCTTCGTTAACGCCCATCTGTAGCGTGCTCCAGATATCGGCCAGCTTTTCGAGCGTAGGCACGTCTATTGAAACGCTGCGTACCGCGGTTGACAGGGTTATCTTCACTTGCATGGTTTAGGCCCTTTCAGAACGTATCCAACTTTATGGCTTGACGGATGTCCCTTTAATACGTTATGAGGGTCGCTGTCAACCGAAAACGGAACCGACCATGGGCCTGGAAAGCTTAGACCGCGGAGAGAAGATCGATTGCCACATCACGTTCTTCGAGCCCGAATTGGCCCTGCTCGATAGCCTGGCGCGCAAGTACCGCACCAGCCGGAGCGCCGTGCTGTCCGCGCTGCTCGCCGACTACGTCGCCGCCAAATCGCCGAGCCTCGCCGGCAAGGTGCCCGAGCCCTCGCGCCCGCAATACGCTACCAGCCGCCGCTCCGGCGCCGGCCGGCCGCCCATCGTGACCAAACCCCTCACCGACACCTATGACGACTGAACCCCAGGAGTCCCCTATGAACCTTTTCCGTGTAACTGCATATGACGACCACGAGTTCTTTGTTCTTGCCGAGACTTTTGACGGCGCGGCGCAGGTGCTGGTGAACGCGGGTGCGACATTCGGCGCGTACACCATCGCCGACGTCGTAAAAATTGAGGGCCTTGGCACCCCAATGCAGCGGAATGAATCGGCCTTTGAACAGGCGGAATTGAAGCCCGCCGTGCCGATCAAGAAGTCCGTCACGCCCGACTGGATCGTGTGCCTCGACGACGGCAAGAAGTTCAAGTCGCTGCGCCGGCATCTGTCGGTGCTCGGCATGACGCCGGCCGCGTACCGCGCCAAGTGGGGCCTGCCCGCCGACTACCCCCTGGTCGCGGCTAACTATTCCGCCAAGCGTTCTGAGCTGGCCAAGGCGAACAGGCTCGGGCGGGCGTGATGGAGCGCTTTCATGTCGTCGAGGACGCCGCGGTGATCCTGCGCAGCCGCGGTGTCTACAAGCAGGCCAAGGTCTACCTGCGCGGCAAGGATGTCTACGCCGGCGCGGCGGGCGGGTTCGTTCGCCTCTACACGGGCGGGGGTACCGGCCATCCGAACATCTCGTGGGACGACATCGATCTAAACGGCGTCGGGGGCGATTCCCTGACGCCCGATGCTCTTGGAAAACTGTCGTTCAAGGGCTCTTCAAAGCAGATCGAAGGGACGGGTAAATGAACAACGTCATCGCCGTTGCCGATCATACGGCCCGTGCCCATTCGACCGTCGTCGGCGGCTCGAGCGCGGGCCGGGTGCTCCAGTGCCCGGGCAGCGTGCAGCCGTGCGCAGCCTATCCGAACGTGGAGTCTGAGTTCGCCGCGGAAGGAACCGCCCTTCATATGGCGATGGACATGATCATGTCAGGCATCGCCAAGATCGACACCGACGTGATCGGCCTGACCTTCAACGGCTACCAGATCGATGAGGAGATGTTCAATGAAGCCATCCGTCCTATCCTCGACCACTGGGATGACCTCGACCAATCTCTTGGCGGAATTGATTTCTTTTCCGAGCAGCGTGTCGTCTTCCCCGGTATTGAGAACGCGTTCGGCACTACCGACCTTGTGGGGACCGCTAAGGATCGAACAGTTGTATACGATTTCAAGTTCGGGCGAGGTGTCGCAGTTGATGCAGAGGATAATCCCCAGCTCAAATACTACGCCCTAGCCGCCATGCACACGCCGGCGACGGCGAAGTTCTTCTCTGACGACAAGCCCGTCGAGGTGTTCATTGCCCAACCGCGCGTCAACGATGGCGAGCGCTTCACGCGCTGGATGACGACGACCAAACAGCTCGAGGCGTTCGGCGTCGAACTGCGCACGGCGGTGAAGACTGCTTTGCTCCCTGACGCGCCGTTGAAGATGGGCAAGTACTGCAAGTTCTGCTCCGCGAAATCGGGCTGTCCGCTGTACCAGAATCTCGCCGCCGATGCCCAGCGCCTCGGGCACGACGATATGCGCGAGCACCTGGCCGAATGGTTGCCGCAGGCCGATCTCCTGATCGAGCTCGGCAACTTCATCAAGGAGTTGGCGCACGACCAGATGGAGAAGGGGATGCAGATTCCCGGCTACAAGCTCGTCGCCAAGCGCGCCCAGCGCAAGTGGGCGGACGAAGCTAAGGCCATCCGCTATTTCGCCAAGCTCGGCCTGCCCGCCGCCGACCGCTTCGTCAAGAAGATAATCAGCCCGGCGCAGGCCGAAACCGCCTTGAAGGCCAGCGGCCTTCCTGCTGAACTGCCCGCCACCCTGGTCGACAAATCGTCCAGCGGCACAACTCTGGCGCCCGAGACCGACAAGCGACCCGCCGTGGTCATGGCCCCGCAAGCGCTGCAGCTCCTCGCCGAGAGACTTTCGGCCCGTTAACCTGAAACCAAAGAGAAAGACCTAAGACAAATGAACGCCATCGTATCGCGCCCGGCCGGCACCGGGCTTATCAGCCGCGAAGATCTCGCCAAATCGCTCAACAACGCCGCCATGGCGATGCCGACCGTCGGCGGCGACAAGGCTTTTCTAAAGATGGACAAGGCGACGGGGGACTGGCTGTTCGGCCAGGAAGAAACCGTCGTCGAAGACGACAGCCTCTGGGCCGCCAATCCGCTGTCGCTCAAGCATGGTTGGGTCGCATGGGATACCAACGCCGGCGGCGCGCCGGTGCAGGAGATCATGGTGCCGATCAACCGACCGCTGCCGCCGATCGAAAGCCTTCCTGAACTGGGCCTCGGCACGGCCGACAAGAAGAGCGGCGCACGGGCCCAGCTGACCTATCAGCGTCAGCAGTCCGTCGACTTCGTTTGCGTCAAGGGCGAAGATGAGGGCACCACCGTCGAGTACAAGCAGTCCTCGACCGGCGCCATGAAGCTCTTCGCCAACCTGACCAACGCCTTGTTGGACCAGGTGCAGAGGGGCGACGAGATCGTCGCCGTCGGGCAGCTGACCTTCGACTCGTACAAGCACAAGCAGTACGGCAAGATCAACAATCCGATCTTCAAGATCGTCGAGTGGCGCACCATGGACGACACCGCGCCGGTCGTCGAAAGCCCGAAGACGCCTGAAACGGTGGCCTATGAGCAGCAAGATGATGCGCGTCGCGCAGCTGTTCGCGCGGACGCCGACAAGGCCAAGGCCAAGGAAATGGCGCGCGAGCGCTATGCTGAGGCGGCTAAGGGCGCTGTCGGTACGGTCGAGGACCTCGATACTGAGGTTGCCGATGAGGAGGCCGCGCTCGCCGCCGAGTATGCCGCGACCGCTGCTGCGGAAACCCCGGCGCCGCGCCGGCGGGTACGGCGCTAAGCCATGACCGGCAGGTACCAGGAGAAGGTCGGCGGAAATTCCGCCGGCAACCTTCGTTCGCTGATCGAGCGCATCGAGCGGCTGGAGGAAGAGAAGAAGGCGATCGCGGACGACATCAAGGAAATCTACGCGGAAGGCAAAGGGACCGGCTTCGAGCCCAAGATCATGCGCATCATGATCCGGCGCCGCAAGATGGACGCCGCCGATCGCCTTGAGCAGGACGAGCTCGTCGACACCTACTCGGCGGCGCTCGGCATGCTACCGGCGGACGAAACGACGGAGACGATTGACCAGTTGGCCTGACGCTATCGCTATTTCCGCCTGCGCGTTCGCTTTCGCGATCTGCATCTGGGCTGTGAACAGACACCGATAGCCCTTCGTCGGCAAATTTCTGAGGACCGGCGGTGTCACGCCGCCGGTCTTGCTGTCTTCCCGGAAGGAAACCAAACCCTTGGACATCAGCTATCTCAGCATCTGCAGCGGGATCGAGGCCGCGACCGTCGCGTGGTCGCCGCTCGGCTGGCGCCTGCTCGCGGTCAGCGAGATCGACAAGTTCCCATGCGCGGTGCTGGCGCATCACTACCCCGACGTGCCGAACCTCGGCGACATGACCGAGATGGACGTCTCGCATCTCGCCCGGGTCGACGTGCTGGTCGGCGGTACGCCCTGCCAGGCATTCTCGGTCGCGGGTTTGCGCCAGTCGCTCGACGATGCCCGCGGCAATCTTACTCTTTCCTATGTGAGGCTCGCCCATGAACTCGCCAATGAACACGGACTTCGGAACGCCGTCTGGGAAAATGTTCCCGGTGTCCTCTCGACCAAAGGCCGTGCGGCGTGGCGCATTCTCGACGCTCAATACTTCGGCTTGGCCCAGCGCCGCCGCCGTGTGTTCGTTGTCGCAGATTTTGGAAGCGGAGCCGATCCCGCAGCGGTACTTCTTGAGCTCGAAGGCGTGCGCGGGAATCCTGCGCCGAGCCGAGAAGCGCGGAAAGACGTTGCCCCCACAATTAGCGCGCGCACTAAGGGCGGTGGCGGACTCGGAACCGACTTCGACCTCGACGGCGGACTGATCGAGTGGCCTGTTCAGGTCGCTCCCACGCTCAACGCCCACTTTGGCGACAAGATGGGGCTTGAGGATCAGCACGCGCTCCATGGTGCTGAGCTTTTCGTGCCTGCCATCGCCGGCCGGGTCGCTCCAGACCTTACCGGCAACGCTTATGGCGACAACGAGAGCCGAGAGGGTCTTCTTGTTGCCCACGCCCTCCGCGCCGATGGCTTTGACGCCAGCGAGGACGGGACGGGTCGTGGCACGCCCATCAGCGCGGTAGCCGACACGCTCGTCAGCAATGGCGATGCGCACTCAGGGTTCCGAGACGAAAGGGGGCTCGTGCTCGTTGCCGAGCCGATCGCCTTCAACTCGCGCCAAGACCCAGATAGTTGGTCCGGTGTCACCGGACCAATGGATACCGATGGCAGCACGCAGGCGATTGCCTTCGACACTACGCAGATCACCAGCAAGGAAAACCGTAGTCACCCGCAGCCGGGTGATCCACGCCACCCGCTAGCGGCAGGTGCCCATCCTCCGGCAATCGCCTTCGACATGCGCGGCAGGGAAGGCGGCGCTCAGTTCGAAGGCCCGCACGATACTGCGAATATTCGGGCGGCATCCGGCGGCTCCTCGCGCTCCTACGTTGCTCAAACTTGGGCAGTTCGCCGCCTTACCCCCACTGAATGCGAGCGTCTCCAGGGATTTCCTGACGGCTACACTCAGGTGCCCTTCCGCAACAAGACCGCCGCTGACGGGCCCCGTTACAAGGCCTTGGGCAATTCGATGGCCGTGCCGGTGATGCGCTGGATCGGCGAGCGCATCGACCGCTTCATGCCGAGAGAGGAAAAACCAGTGGCCAGCCTGCTCTTCTTCGACTGGGAGACCCAGTCGCTCGCCGACCTGACGGTCACCGGCACGCTTAAATACGTGCTCGACACGAGCACAAGGCCGCTACTGCTCAGCTGGGCGATCGACGACGCCCCGATCAAGCTCTGGTGCCCGGACCTGAGCGCCGAACTGGCGCCCGAAGTCTGGGCCTATGTCGAAAGCCGCATGGCCGACTACGGTCCGCCGCCGGTGATGATCGGCGTGCACCTGGCGCGCGACGACGGCTACGTGGTCGCGCACAACGCTTCGTTTGATCGCCAGGTATGGCAGCAGATCGCGACGCCCGACTACGGTTTCCCCGAACTGCGCCTCGAGCAGGTCTTGGACAGCCAAGCCCAGTGTCAGGCCAGCAACCTCCCCGGCAGTCTCGAATGGGCGGGCCGGATGCTCGGCTTGGGGCATAAAACAATTGGCGGCAAGGCGAGCATGAAGCGCTTCGCCAACCGTGCCGAGCCGCTGCCCGGCGCCCGGGAGGCGATCGACGCCGCGCCGGATCGGCAGAAGGCCGTGGCCAACGCCATCGAAGCCTGGACGCTCTATCTCGATTACAGCGTGCAGGACACTGAGCTGATGCGCGCCGTGTGGAAGACCACGAGGCCTTTGGACGCCAGCGAGTGGCAGGAATACTGGGTCAGCGAGCGGATCAACGACCGCGGCATGCTCGCCGATCTCGACGTCTGCCGTGGCGCCGTCGCTTACCGCGAGGAAGAAGCCGCGCACGTCGTCGAGCAGATCAAGGCGATAACCAACGGCGCCATCGCCGGCCCAACCTTCACCGCCCAGATCAACGCTTGGCTCTATGAGCGCCTGCCGGATGATCTGCGCGAGTTCATGGTCAAGGAGCGCGGTGAGGATGGCGCGGTGACGCGCATAACTGGCGACAAGAACGTCATGACCCGGCTGTTGGAGGAAATAGACGCCAGCCCAACGCCGCCCGCTGACGAGGTTGTAGACCTGTTGGAGACACTGGAGTTCGGTCGCGCTTCATCTGCCGTTAAGTTCCAGAAGATTGTAGACCAAGAAGTAGACGGCCGATTAACTGGGTCGTATGTCTTTAACGGTGCCGGACAGACAGGACGATATAGTTCCCGTGGAACTCAGATACATAATTTGCCTCGTGATTATTTGAAAAATGAGTTGGATGTACTTGATATGGTCGCCGCCGGGGTGCCTATCGAGAAGCTGCGCGAAGTCGGGCCGGTTTCATCGGTGCTCGCCAAGCTGATCCGTCCGACCTTCATCGCGCCGGAAGGCAAAGTGCTGGTGTGGGGAGATTGGTCGGCGATTGAGGCGCGCGTTAATCCGTGGCTGGCCGATAGCCGTGACGCCGAGGAGGCGGTGCTGAAGCCCTTCCGGGAGAGTGACGCTGACCCCGATAAGCCAGACCTCTACGTCTTTAATGCCGCCGTGGTGTTTGACATTGACCCGAATGTGCTCTGGGAGCGCTATCGCGGCGGTGACGCCGAGGCGAAGTTCATGCGTCAGGTCGGTAAGGTTCTGTGCCTTAGTTTGGCGTTCCTTGGCGCAGACGGCGCGCTGAAGAAAATGGCACGCGGCTATAAAATACAGGCGTCTGACGAAGAGTTCAAGCGGTGGGTCGGCGGTTGGCGTGAACGCAACCGCTGGGCCAGGCGTTTCGGCGACAAGGCCGAGGAGGCCGCTTTCCACGCCATGAACGCCCCGATGTCGGTGCAGAAGGCCGGCAAGCTGCGCTACCAGTTCGCCCCCGATCTGATGGGCGGCACACTGGTCTGCTTCCTACCGGATGGCCGGCCGATTGTGTACCCCATGGCCAAGATCAAGCAGGTCGAGAAGTTCGGCAAGATGCAGGACACCATCACCTACGTGCACGGCATGGGCCGGCGGGCGCTATGGAACGGGCTCCAAATTCAAGGGGGGACACAGGCCACCGCCGCGTCGATTCTGCGCCAGACGCTGGTGCGCCTCGATGCCGAGGAGACCGAAGCCGAGGTTGTGCTGCACACACATGACGAAGTAGGTGGCGAGGTCGCCGAGGCTAGCGCTAGTGGCTTTGCCGAGCGCCTGCTTGAGACTATGGTACGAGGCTGGGACTGGACCGAGGGTCTCCCGCTGGCCGCCGAAATTTCGACCAGCTGGTACTACACGAAGTCCCCACCAAAGCACTGACAGGAGCCAACCATGCCGAAATTTCGCAAGAAGCCCGTCGTCATTGAAGCCGAGTACCTCCCTGATGCACCCGGAACTAACAATCGCCGGGTCGTGCCAAGGGCAGACGCAGAGCGCATCCTGCGAGTGTTTCCCTCGCTTCATCCGATCGGGAACAATGTAGAAGGCGAGTTCGAGTACCTCGGTTTCAATATCAAGACGCTGGAGGGGATTATGTTTGCTGCCCCTGGCGACTGGATTATTAAGGGTATCAAGGGCGAGTTGTACCCATGCCAGTCTGACGTCTTCGCCGCGACCTACGACGCCGTAGACTGAGCGACGCGCCTGCTTCAACGGCGCGCACGACTGAAGGGAACCGGGGCAAACCACCATGACAGAGCTGTTCGAATGACGCTCGACCCGCGTGCCGACAGGACGTCTCTACGGCTCAAACTCTACGATGGCGGCTTCACGCCCCTCGCCAACAAATCGAAGCTCTGCTTAATTCGTGAGTGGAGCACGCTCAAGGTCACGCCCGAGATCATCCAGTCGAAGCAGTGGGCGCGCTCCCATTCCTTCCTCGACACGGGCATCAGATGCGGCGATGTCATCGCCATCGACATCGACATTGACGATCCCGATCTGCTCAACGCCATGCTCGACGCGGTGATCGACCAAGGCATCGTCGATGAGAGCCTCTTCGTTCGCGTCGGCCGACCGCCGCGCGAGCTCTGGGTCTATCGGACGCGCGACAAGATCGGCAAGCGCACCACTGGGCATTTCGTCCCGCCCAACAGCCCCGACGATTTCGGCGGCTACGCTGTCGAGATCCTTGGCGCCGGGTGCCAGTTCGCTGCCTACGGGCAGCGCGATGCGAACACCGCCTATCAATGGCCCGAGCAGAGCCTGGTCGATTTCACCTACATGGACCTGCCGCTGATCACTCTCAAGCAGGTCGAAGCGCTGAAGGCGTTTTGCGCCGAGTTCTTCCTGAGCCGCGGCCTGACCCGCGCCAGCGTGGCTGGCGGTACCGATGGCGGCTATACCCATGTCTACGACCTGACGCCCGAGATGGTCTTCGACATCAAGGACCAGGGGCCGATGACCGTTGCCGAGATCGGCGAGGCGCTGGCCGCCAACCCCGAGGAAGTCTGGCGCTGCACCGTCGACAGCTTTCGCCCGACCTCCGGCTCATGGGCCGGCATGGTCAGTCTCGTTGGCGATTCGGTGTGCATTTCGGATCACGGCACCTATACCAGCCACTTCCCACTGGCCGACGACGTCAGCGCTTCGCTGAGCAAACTCGGCGCGCTGCTCGCCGAGCGTTTCCCGGCTTTCACGCCGCCCGAGCCCGTCGACATCGAGCTCGACGCCAAGCTGCCGCTCGACGAGAACCTCGCCCGGGCGCTGAAACGCTACGTGCAGGTCGAGTCCGACGCCGTGGTCTGCGATACCAAACAGGGTTTTTTGATCAACACCGTGCGCCAGTTCCGCGACAACATGCGGAAGTATTTCGAGACGCGCCACGGCCCGGCCGGCGGCGAACAGAAGGTTTACCTTGCCGATCTGTGGCTCGAGCACCCGGGGCGCCTGACGGTCAAGGACATGCAGATGCGCCCGGACCAGGCGGGAAAGCTGATCTTCGTCAACGACACGGCGCTGCACCTCAACACCTATACGCCGCCGAAATACCCGGCCGGCGGCGACGCGACGATCGGCATGCAACTGATCGCGAGCCTCTTGCCGGATCCCGCCGAACGGCGCTTCTTCACCCAATGGCTGGCCTACAAACTGCAGCACCCGGAAGTACCTGGGCCCGCCGTGGTCATGGTCGCCAAGGATTTCGGCACCGGGCGCGGCACGCTGATCGACATACTGACCCTGCTGTTCGGCACCAGCTACGTGAAGCGCATCCAGTTCAACACCCTGACCGGCCGGGGCAGCCAGTCGCAGTACAACGAATGGATGACCGAATCGCTGATCATCGCCGTCGACGAGGCGACCGAGACCGACAACACGACGACACGCTGGCAGGCCCGCACCAACGCCTACGAGCACCTGAAGAGCCTGATCGACCCCAATACCCGTACCATCCATATCAGCCGCAAGACCGTGAAGAACTCCGACGAGCGCACTTATGCCTCGTTCTTCATCGCCACCAACCATTCCGATGCGTTCGTGTTGCCTGCCGACGACCGGCGCATCGCCATCCTGACCAACGGCCCGCCGGCGCCGGCTGAGTTCTGGGCCGCGGTGCGCCAGTGGATGGCGACCCCGGCCAACATCGGCGCCTTCGCCCGCGAACTGCTCGTCACGGACCTTGCCGGCTACAACCCCTTCGTCGCGCCGCCCATGACCGCCGCCAAGGCCGACATGGTCGACGCCGGGACATCCGATCTCGACCGCGCCGCCGCGGCGGTGCTGGCCAAACCGGCAGGGCCGTTGATGGTCAAAGAGCAGTTCCTGTTGTTGGTCGAGGCGGTGATGCTGGAAGAAAATTACGAGTTCCCCGAGGACTGGCAGCGCAGCGCCGAGCGCATTTTCTCGAAGAAGACCCGGCGCATGCTCGGCCCCGACCGGCATATGGTCGAGGGCAAGATGCGCTCGATCCGCCTTGTCGGCGTGTGCGATCCGGCCCTGTTCGCCGATACCAAATCCATGGTAGAGATGACGCTGCGCAACGGGCCCTGCTCCCGACCGATCAAGAGCACGGGTACTGTCTTGAACTTCAGTGGAGCTCGAAAGACACTGTGATCAATCAAGCCGCGCTTGACCTCATCAAGAACGCCGAAGGTTGGCGCGCTACAGCGTATCCAGATCCAGGCACCGGAGGTGAGCCGCTTACGATAGGTTTTGGGCACACGTCGAGCGCTGGGCCGCCGGTGGTCACCCACGGTATGGTGATCACCGTCGCCCAGGGCGAGGCCATCCTACAGCAGGATCTCGCCGGAACCGAAGCCACGGTGCGCAAGTACGTGAAGGTGCCGCTCAACGACAACGAGTTCGGTGCGCTGGTCTCCTTCGTGTTCAATGTCGGCGGCGGCAATTTCGTCTCCTCGACGCTGCTGCGTCTGCTCAACGCCGGTGCGCGGCTGAGCGCCGCCGAAGAGTTCGCGCGCTGGAACCACGCCGCCGGCAAGGTGCTGCCGGGGCTGACGACCCGCCGCGCCGCCGAACGTGCGCTGTTCCTGACGCCCGTCGCTGCGCTCACGCCGACGCCGGTCTCTATGCCGCCGCCTGTTTCTACGCCGACGCCTGTTTCTACGCCGACCCCGCCGCCGGTCGCGGCACCAACCCCCAGCCCAAAGGCGCTCAACATGAATCTTTCCTTGTTCTCGATCATCCTGAAGTTTCTGCCCGACCTGTCCGCGCTCGAGCAAGACATCGCCGCCGAAGTGAAGCTCATCGCCAGCTCGGCGGACGGCGCCACCAAGGTCCAGCAGACCATCATCATCCTCGAAGATATCTTGGCGCGCGTCAAAGCCGCGCTCGGCACGCCGACGGCGCCCTAAGCCATGGGCAACCTCGGTTCATGGTTCAGCACCGAGGTTGGCCTCGGCCTGCTGCGCAACATCCTGATGGCGGCAGGCGCGAGCCTCGTCACGCAGGGCGTGCTCAATCAGGGCCAGCTCACCGATGTCGTCGGTGCGCTGGCGGTCATCGCGGGCGTCATCATCTCGGCGATCGCCAACAAGAACAAGGCGCACGCCAGCGCCGTGGTGGCCGCTGTCAACGCCAATTCGTCGCTGATCACGATTCCGTCAGCGGGCGGCGGCAAGCCGGTCATCCTGGTGAAGGCACCGCCTTCGGACATGCCGCCGCCCAGCCTGTCGAGCACGAACTGACCGGGTGCATCCAAACTGTCATGGGCGCATTGTAGTCTGTAGCGTCATAGGAGGCTGACATACCCCTCTTCGCGAGCTACCACGACTTTATGCGCCTAGAACACAAGGTCGACGCGATCCTCGCCGGCCTCAATCTCGTTTTCAAACAGGAGATGAAAGACATGGCCACTCTGGCAGACATCCAGGCCCAGGCGGACGCGACCCTTACCGCCGTCACGGCCAATACCAATGCGCTCAGTGCCATCAAGACGCTGCTCGACGCCCAGAACGCCCAGATCGCGACGCTCACCGCCGAGCTCAATACCGCAATCGCCAACGGCGCCGATCCTGCCGTGCTGCAGGCTATCAGCGATAAGCTGACCGCCGTGACGCAGGCGACCGATACCCAGGCCGCGGCGGAAGCCGCGCTGGCCAATACCCCGACCGCCTGACCCCGCCAGGCATGGCTTGCCAC